TACCAGGAGACGTTTGGACACTTTTACAAATTGGTCTGGGAGGTTACGTTGTGGGACGAAGTGCAGAATCGGTGGCACGCACTATGGCAAATAAACCGGTATCAAACAAAGAACAAGAAAACGGATAGGAGAAAATATGAGAAACGATTACAGTATAAGACCAAGAGCAAAACTTAAAAAAGGTGGAAAAGCTAAAAAAAGTTTTCCTGATTTAAATAAAGATGGAAAAACAACTTTTGCTGATGTACTTACTGCTAGAATGTCTAAAAGTAAAAAAGGCAAAATGATGAAGGGTAAAAGATAATGGCTGGACTAGGTTGTCAAAAAAGAGGAGTTCGAATTGCTAGAGTAATGAAATCAGAAGGAGGTTCTGCTGCAGAAGATATGTCATCTATGCATGAAGAAGCAGAATCACCAAAGGAAGAAGCAAGAGAAACAAAACTTGAAAAAGAAGGGTATAAAGAAACTAAAGCTGGTAAAATGATAAAAGACGCTGGCAAAGGTATTAAAGAAGGAGTAAAAAAAGTTTCTAAGGCCCCTAAAGAAATCGCAGAAAAAGTTGTAGAATCTTTTGAAAAATTAAAAGACCCTGAATACAGAAAAAAATCAGGAATAGGACAACCTTATATGGGACCCTTTAGAAAAGAATATAAAAAAGGTGGCCAAGCTAAAGTCTCTAAAGTTATGAGAGAGTTTGGAAAAGGAAAACTACATTCTGGTAAAAAAGGTCCAGTTGTAAAATCTAGAAAACAAGCAATTGCAATTGCTCTTTCAGAAGCTGGAATGTCAAAGAAAAAAAATAATGCCATTTAAAAAAGTAGGTAAAAAAATATTTTCTGGTAAGGGTTACTCAGGCAGTAAAAAAGTTGAAATGATTCAACCAAAACCTGCTGACAGAAGTACATCAGGAAAAAGAGCAGTTGGAAAATATTTAGTTAGTCAAAGTAAAACAAAAAATCTTCTTAGACAAATTAATAAAGAACATGATGATTACATGAAAGAATTAGATAATTTAGAAGATTCAAGTAAAAGATCAATTGAAAGAATAGAAGGTAAAGGAGATAGAAGTCCTTCTAAAAAATTTGATGATATTGAAAAAACTGTTACTGATTTTGAAACAGGTGAAGTTGAGAAATATGCAAAAGGTGGATTTGTTAAAAAAGGTTTACCTAAACTTGCAAAGAGAGGATGGAAGTAATGGCTAAACAAGGTTTATGGGCAAACATTAATAGAAGAAAAAAATTAGGTATATCAAGATCTAAATCTGAATCTACTATATCTCCAAAAGCATATGCAAATATGAAAGCTGGTTTTCCTAAAAAAAGAAAAAAGATGGCAAAAGGTGGAGTAGCTAGAGGATGTGGAGCTATTATGCCAGATAGAGTAAAAATTACTAAAGAATTCTAATGGGCGATATTTCTTTAAGAGGAAGAGGTGTAGTTAGAAAAAAATTTGGAAAAGGTGGAATATCTAGAAGAGGATTTTTAGGAGTAATGGCAGGAGCTGCCGCAGCACCTGATATAATAAAAGCATTAGGAAAAAGTGAAAAAAAAGCAGTTAAAGCAGCTAGGGTTTCTAGTAGACGAATAAAAGAAGGTAGTGGATTATCTCGACAACAATTAATAGATAAAGTTAATAATAAAACTGCAACCGATTTAGAAAAAGAAGAACTAGAAATGATTCAAGAAATGGATATATTACCATAATGGGAGATATTGCATTAAGAGGACAAGGTAGAGCGATGTTTGCAAAAGGAGGATCTACTCCTGCATGGCAACGTAAAGAAGGTAAATCTGAATCAGGTGGATTAAATAAAAAAGGTATTGCATCATATAGACGTGCAAATCCAGGTTCTAAATTATCTATGGCAGTTACTACTAAACCAAGTAAATTAAAAAAAGGTTCTAAAGCTGCTAATAGAAGAAAATCATTCTGCGCGCGTATGAGCGGAATGAAGAAAAGATTAACATCTGCAAAAACTGCAAGAGATCCGAATTCAAGAATTAATAAGTCACTTAGAAAGTGGAACTGTTAATATAACCAACAAAGGAGAAAGACTATGGACGCTGTAACTTTTATAACTAGATTGCAAAAATTTATCAAAGAATCTTACCAAAATATTGGTGATTCAATGATATCAGGAGCAGTTGACAGTATGGAAAAATACAAGTATATGCAAGGACAGGCTAATGCCTACCAAACAATAATTCAGGAAATCTCTAACCTGCTAAACGAAGGAGCAAAAAAAGATGATAAAGGAAACGTTATCGACCTCGGAAAAGGAAGTACCAAAGATAAAACTAGGTCTTGAAGAAAAGTATAAAGAAGAAAATAAAAAAGTAGAAGATAAAACAGTAAGAGCAGAAAATGTTACTGAATCTTTAATTGATAGTTTACCAACACCAAGTGGTTGGAGATTATTAGTATTACCATTTACACCAAAAGATAAAACTGCAGGTGGATTAATTATATCACAGGAATCTTTAGATAAAGCACGAATCGCAACAAACTGCGGTTATGTTTTAAAGATTGGACCATTAGCTTATTTGGATAAAGAAAAATATCCAACTGGCCCGTGGTGCAAAGAAAAAGATTGGGTTATTTTCGCGCGTTACGCGGGATCACGACTTCCAATCGAAGGCGGTGAAGTTCGTCTATTAAATGACGATGAAGTTTTAGGGACAATTAAAAATCCCGAAGATGTACTTCACTATATATAAACATAGGAGGAAACTATGCCAGAAGATAAAAACGCAAAGACAGTTGATATAGATACTTCAGGACCAGAGGTTGATGTTGAATTAGAAGAGACAACAAAACCAGAACCTGAGTTTGAAGTAAAAGAAGAAACTGTTAGAGAAGTAAAAGAAGAACCAAAAGCAAAAGCCCCTGATGCCAGCGACATGAAGCAGGAGACAGGTGACAAGGCTGAAGCTAAAGACGTTAAGAAAGACGAATTAGAAGACTATAGTGAAAGTGTGCAAAGAAGAATTGCTAAACTAACTAAAAAAATGAGAGAAGCAGAACGTCAAAGAGAAGAAGCTTTGAACTATGCTCAATCTGTTAAAGCAGAAAAAGAAGCTTTAACTAAAAAGTTTAGTACATTAGAAAATGTATCACTTAAAGATAGAGAAGCCAAAATCGCATCTGCATTAGAAGCTGCAAAATCTAAGTTATTAGTAGCTAGAGAAGCTAATGATGTAAGTGCTGAAATTGAGGTTCAAAAAGAAATCGCAAGATTAGGTTATGAGGATGGAAGATTACAGGAATTAAAATCTGCATCAGAAAATCTTGCAAAAGAAGAACCAAAAAGAATAGCTGATGTTAGAGTACCGGAAAGACAACAAACTACTGCAGATCCTAAAGCGGAAGCTTGGGCATCTAAAAACAGATGGTTTGGCTCTGATAAAGCTATGACTTATACGGCGTTTGACATTCATAAAACCCTTATAGATGAAGAAGGATATGATGCTCAAAGTGAAGAATATTATGCGGAAATTGACAAAAGAATAAGACTTGAGTTTCCCCATAAATTTGTTAATAATGCAACTACGGAATCGACCAAACCAGTACAAACAGTAGCTTCGGCGAAGCGAAGTACAAAGCCTGGTCGCAAAACTGTGAGACTCACCCCTTCTCAAGTTGCTATCGCCAAAAAATTAGGAGTGCCATTGGAAGAATATGCGAAACAATTAAATATCACGAAGGAGGTATAGGCATATGACAAAAGAAAACATTAAGACCCCACGTGCGAGCCAAACTAGGACTGCTGAAAAGAGACCTACAACTTGGACTCCACCATCATCTTTAGATGCACCGCCAGCGCCAGCAGGCTTTAGACATCGTTGGATAAGAACTGAAGTTTTAGGGTTTGACGACACTAAAAACATGTCAGGAAAATTGAGATCAGGATGGGAGTTAGTGAGAGCTGACGAATATCCAAACTCAGAATATCCAAGTGTTAAAGACGGCAAATACGCAGGTGTGATCGGAGTTGGTGGCCTTGTGTTGGCAAGGATACCGGAAGAAATCGCAAAATCTCGCGAAGCTTACTTTAGAAAACAAATAGAAGCTCGTGAAGAAGCAATTGAAAACGATTTGTATAAGGATCAACACAAAAGTATGCCAATCAATAGTGAGAGGCAGACTCGTGTAACTTTCGGTGGTACGAACAAAAAGTAATTTTTTGGTAATACCAACGAGTTAAAATAAACTTAAACAAGGAAAAAAACATGGCTAATAGAAGCTCAGTAGGCTTTGGTCTACGACCAATTGGTAAAGTTGGTCAGAATAGAGATGCTCAAGGTTTAAGTGAATACTTAGTAAGTGATAGTCCAACTATCATCTATTTCAATGACGCTGTTAAAGCTACCGATGCCGGTACTATAGCAGTTGCTGCTGGAACAGATAAATTATTAGGTTCACTTAACGGATCTTTCTACACTGATCCAACGACTCAAAAACCAACATGGAGGAATTATGTACCTTCGGTTGCAGCGACAGATATCGTTGCATTCGTAAGTGATGATCCTTATGAAAGATTTGAGATCAGATCTAATAACACAGGCGCTTCAGCAACTAGCGATATCTTCAACAATGCGGATATCACTTATTTAGCTGGAGATTCAGCAAACTACGTATCAAGAAGCAGATTGAACGATGCTACTTTAAGTACATCTTCAGCTCAACTTCAGATACTTGGTTCAACTAAAGACACTGGTGACAATTCAATCACTCAATCACACGTTGTGTGGGTTGTGAGAATTAATGAACATCAGTTAACGTCTACAACAGGAGTATAAGAATATGGCTATATCAAGAGGACAACTAGTTAAAGAACTAGAACCAGGTTTGAATGCTTTATTCGGTCTGGAGTATAAACGTTATGAAAATCAGCATCTTGAAATTTTTGATACTGAAACTTCTGACAGAGCTTTTGAAGAAGAAGTAATGTTATCAGGTTTCGCAAATGCTCAAGTTAAGCCAGAAGGTTCTGGAGTGACTTTTGACAATGCTCAAGAAACATTCACTGCTAGATACACTCATAACACTGTAGCGCTTGCTTTCTCAATCACTGAAGAAGCGATTGAAGATAACTTGTATGATAGACTTGCGTCTAGATATACAAAAGCTTTAGCAAGATCTATGGCAAACACTAAGCAAGTAACAGCTGCTAACGTATTAAACAATGCGTTTTCAAGCTCTTACCCAGGTGGAGATGGTCAACCTTTATTAGACCAAGCTCACCCTACTATTGCTGGTTCATTTAGAAATGAACTTGCAACTGCTGCTGACTTAAACGAAACTTCATTAGAACAGTCATTGATTGATATCAATGCGTTTACTGATGAACGTGGTTTAAAGATTGCTGCAAGAGGAGTTAAATTAATTATTCCAAGTGAACTACAATTCACAGCGGAAAGATTAATGGCGACTGCTGGTAGAACTGGTACTGCTAATAACGATATCAATGCAATCAAATCTATGGGAATGATTCCACAGGGTTACACTGTGAACAACTTCCTAACAGACTCTGATGCATTCTTTATCAAAACTGATGTTCCAAACGGAATGAAGATGTTCGTAAGAGCAGCTATCAAGACGTCTATGGAAGGTGATTTTGATACTGGTAACGTTAGATACAAAGCTAGAGAAAGATACAGCTTCGGCTGGTCTGACCCTAGAGGTTTGTTTGGCTCACCAGGTGCTTAATATATAAGCATTTTTTATTTGGAGAGTCTCTTTA